AGATGAAGGACAGGATATGATTGAATTATCTATCATCCATACAGATGAATTTGAGGGGGTGTGATTATGGAACTGATCATATGCAATCGTCAGTTCGAACGCCTTGGAATCATAGAAACAGCATCAGTGATATGGGTGAGCCGTTATTATGATATAGGAGATTTTGAAATATACGTAGCAATGGATGCCATAAAGTCAGAAATGCTGCAAAAAGATAACTATGTGTTGCGATATGATGATGAATATGTGGGAATCATTGAAGACACTGAAATAACAGATGATGGGGAGACAGAATATCTAAAAGTTACAGGAAGGTTCGCAGAATCGTTGCTCACTCGCAGGATCGTATATAATCAAACACAGATAAACGGAACTGTCGAGAATGGGTTGATAAGCCTTATAAAAGACAATATTACAGAGCCGTTGGTTTCTGGCAGGAAAATAGATGTTGTGGGAATCAAAACAGCAAAAGGATTCCGTGATAAATTGAACGCTCAATACACAGGGGATGAAATAGCATCTGTCATCATGGCAGTATGTAAAGCGAATGGTATAGGTTTCAAAATGCCATTGAAGGATATGAAATTCATGTTTGAATTATATAAAGGCGTGAATCGTTCTTATGCACAATATGAAAATCCGCATGTAGTATTTTCAGACAAGAATGACAATCTTGTATCAAGCACTTATACAGAAGTAAATTCTTCTTATAAAAATTTCGCTCTTGTTGCAGGAGAGGGTGAAGGATCACAGCGAAGGAAGATGCCGGTTGGAACGATAACAGGCATAGACCGCAGGGAGACATTTGTCGATGCAAGAGATATATCATCTAATAACGGCGAGGTGTCAAACGCGGAATATGATAAGGCATTGATAGAGCGCGGATATGAAAAACTGGGAGAGACGAGTATAACACAGGCATTTGACGGTGAAGTAAGCATGAATGTGAATTATGAATATAAAAAAGATTACTTTCTGGGCGACATAACAACAATCATGAATGATCGTTGGAATATGTCTATCAATACCAGGATTATCGAGGTCATGGAATCTGAAGATGAGAACGGTTATATAGTAACGCCGACTTTCGGCGCGTGAGGAGGAGCATATCATGTCAATAAAATACGGTTTTTTTAACAGTGTAAATGGTGATCGTTTATATGATGCGAACGATTTCAATTATGGTCTTAGAAAGTTGATATCAAACGGAGTATTTGCGACACCAAGTGACAACCTGCAGGTGATAGCAGGGAGTGGGATGAGCATCGTCATTAAAAAAGGAGAGGCACGACTGGATTGGAAATGGTTCATATCAGATGCAGACGAAATAATATCTATTGCTGCATCTGATGTTTCTCTAAACCGTATAGATCGTGTGGTGATCCGCCTAGACTTTACCGCACGTACAATCGATTTTATGATTAAGAAAGGAACAAGTGCAACAAATCCAGTTGCGCCAGCGATAGAGAGAACATCTGCGGTGTTTGAAATAGGACTAGCGCTGGTCAGTGTACCGAAGCAGACAACTGCTATAACACAATCTCTCATAACTGACACTCGACTGGATGCAGGTGTGTGCGGTGTAGTTACCGGGCTTGTCGATCAGGTAGATACGACAACACTATTCACGCAGTATCAGACAGCATTCTATGAGGATAGGACATCCAACAATGCAGCTTTCAATACATGGTTTACAGGAATAAAAGAACAAATGTCTACCTCAACTCTCATCCGGAAGTTTACGAATGTTATGACCAGTACAGCCGGCCAAAAGGTATTCGATATTGGTATAGCCGGATATAACACTACTCTGGATATTCTAGAGGTGTATATCAATGGACTTAGGACAGCGGAAACGATCGACTACACACATGATGCAACGCATGTCACCTTAACAAAGCCCTTGGATGCTGGACAGCAGATGGAAATAGTGATATGGAAATCAATCGATGGAGCTGATGCAGTGACAGTGATCGAACAAGTCGAACAGTTGCAGGAAACAGTTGTGGACTTACAAAAACAGATCGATGAGCTGAAATCTGTAGGGTAATAATATAACGATATTTTCGGAACAAAGTGAATAAAAAAACGCCCTACGCGCTTATCGTTAAGTAGGGTGTTTTTCTTGCTGTTATGAGAAAAAATTGCTAGATGCCTAGTTTTTTGATAAGCGCATCCTGCAGGGTTTGTGAATAATTGATGTTGTTTTTATCAGCGAGATCATTCAGCCATGCCGGAATAGTAAGCGTCTTTTTGACAGCTTTGTTGTTATACCGTTTGGCCCATTCGACACCATCATATTTGATCATTAAAACGAAATCACGGCCCTGCAATTTGATATCGCTTGGATTCGATGGCTTCGGAAATTCCTGAGCTGGTTCCAACAGGTTTGGCGCGAACCACGTACCAAGTGCATCCTCTGCCATTTCCGCAGCTTCTTCCAGCGTTTCGCCTTGTGTTAAACACCCAGGTAGATCCGGGAATTCAACCCAGTAACCTTTTTCATCTGGCTCAGCTTCATGAAAAATAGCAGGGTAATAAAGTTTTGACATATCATAAACCTCCTTTAATATAAGATATTAGGATAACCGCGCAGGCAAGGGCTATTTCTTTAGCCCCGCCTGCTTCAATATCGCTTGCTCCATGCCTTTTTTTAAATCTTTGCAATGATAAGGTACGACCGTTGTTTTATTAGTATCTGGATTCCAATACTTTCTATGAGAACCGCTGCCACTTGGAACTTCTTGAAATCCATTTTTCTTGAGGTACTTTATCATTTGCTTTGCTGTCATCGGCATATCCTGATATCTCCTTCCTTTACATTTATATTATAATACGTATAAATACGTATGTCAATATAAACAACACATATTCATACGTGTATTACTCATTAAATAAAACACCATACTTAAATAGCTATGGTGTTGATATACTTTCTTCTTCTTTGATACCATACTCAATTACGATGTTCTCAGATGCATAGTCAGGCTGTATGATACCGATTGTACAATATTTATATGTTTTATTCTTATGATTGTCTTCATTGAATTCGAGTTCATAAACAAGGGTTGTAAAATCTCTATAAGCCTGTGCATCCGGATTTGTATCAAGGTCGGCCTTTATACATTTTCTGATTGCTTCTTCAGCTTCTTCAATAGATGTTCCATACTCAACGGCAATCAGCTCATGCTTTCGGATTTGCTTGTCCAGATCACCAAAGGATCTGTAAATTTTAAATTTTTTCATTTCATTATTCCTCCACTTATTATGATTTTACATTAAACAATTATGTATGTATACTTTATCAAAATTCAATAATAGATATAAATATGTTTACATATTGCGGTTTTTTCCGTAAAATATTCTTCCTGCTTCTAGATTTCTTCTATATTGGCAGTTAATAGAAAATGTGTTAGCTTTTATACACTTCTTGTTGTCTGAGCATTCAATATACGAGCTACAACAACCAAATGCTTCATCTGACAATTCAGAGAGTTTTTTATATCTTGCTAATATTGCTGTTTTATGGTGATTAAGTAGTTCAGAGCAATCATTGCCTTCAAATTTAAAATCTTCATATTCCAACAAATAACCTCTTTTCGTGTTTGGTAATTGAAATTTGTAAATCATTCTATTATTAGCTTTTACAGATATAAAAGTTTTTGTTTTTGATATACAAATATCATATTTAGACAGATAGTCATTTGTGCTATTTAATTCCTTCATGAAATCTTCAATAATGTTTTTTAATGTATCAATTATAGTATTCATATTATCCCCTTTCAACATCTATTATTTTTATAAAGTTTGATTCACTGATAATTTTAATACCTGTTTCTTCCTTTAATTGCATAGCTTTCATAATCTTTGTTCCGTATGCTTCATATTTCCAATTATATTCTCTGTATTTTCCAACTATTAAATACTTTACACTTTTGGTAACACTTGTTTTGATATTTCCACCGCTAGCTCTAATTTTGTCTATAATAATATCTTTACTGACGTATCCAAATAATCCAGTCAAAACAAAATCAGCATCTAATTCTAAGTTATCAACAATATCAAAATGAAGCATTGTTTCTTCTAATTTGAGGGATTTCTTTTCTCTATTTGAAGTCATATATAAATCAGAGTTAAATTCTTTTAATTTCTTTTTTTGAAAAATGAGTTCATATTCATCGAATAATCTTGTTGGAATAATTTTTTCATTACAACTCTCTAGTAATTTGGAGATTAGATCTTTTAAAACTATAGCATCACATTTTGCGTCATGTGATTTATCAAGACATATATTAAATTCGTT